GGACAGCACTAGGCTTCGGCCAATGCAAGGTCGCGCCGATAGCCACGTTTGTCAGCCTGACGCGGGACATGGAGTGCAGCAAGTTCAAGCAAGCCAGTGAGCAGGTAATCGAAGCAAGACGGACGGATTGGAATAACCGCAAAAAGGGAAAAAAATGAAACTCAACCGTGTAGAAGCCGAAGTCCTCGCCTACCTGCAAGCGTCAGCCGGTCAGCGATTCGAGGTGGGACAGATTGCCGCCAACTTCAAAGTATCAATCCGCAGCATGAGAACTACGCTGCACTCGCTCGAAAGCAAGGAGCGCATCCATTCGGCGCATCCAAGCCGCCAAGCGGTGCAGTGGTACGCAGAAGGCCGCAAGGACGGGCCGGTAGTCGAGCCAAGGGAGGTATTCAAGCGCGGGCAGGAATTGCGGCCTGATCCGGTATTTTTGGGGCGGGTGGCTGATGCCAGGGCGCATCGGGCAGCGTATCCGAGTCGGTTTAACTGAGGGGGAGATATGAAGAAAATCACATTGGGTGCTGTTGTCGCGGTCGTTGCTCTATGGGGCGGGTGTTACCTTCACGCCTTTTTGGGCGCAGGCCATTGGGCTGTTGCTCCAACGATCCTTACCGCGACCGTGGCTTTTTGGGGCGGCATTGTCGCAGTCGTGATGGGCTGCATGGATCTGCCATGACCCACGAAGATCGCCTATTTGCCGAACTAGCCCGCATCGGCAAGCCAAGGGATAGGGCGATGGAGGAATGGCAGTACGACGATCCGCTACGGCATTTCAAATTTGAGCGCGAAAAAGGAATCGACAATGACAGATCAAGACTTGCACGAGTATTGCCTACAGTGGCGGCAATGGTCGCTAACACGCCGGTTCTTCATAGCGCCGGGCGGGACAAACTGCCTAGCCAGAATGCAGCCGAGCAAGGTCATGCCGGAGAAGGACGCGCTTATGTCTGGGGATATGGCGTACTTTCATATGGCATTGCACGCGATGGCCGAAATGGAGCCGGAGGACGCAAAGTGCTTCAACGATTACTACTGCTACCAACCGGGCGCAAAGATACAGGTGAAGGTTCTAGCGCACCGCCGAGGGATAAGCCGCGAGACGTTTTACACGCGAAAACTTCGGTTCGCACACAAGGCACTGAGCCTAGCGGGGAGCCTGAAGCGGATACAAGAGGAACCACGCGGGATAGTGAGCCTTGTTGATTGAGAGTGTCAGGGTTTTCCCATACAAATTAGGCATGGATAAGCCCTGACACTTTCATTAGAATTAGTCATTGAATAGATAGGCTTTGTCATTGCCTCCAATGACTTGGTAAGCACAAACCCGATAAATATGTCGGGTTGATCTATCCGGTAATGCCGGAGAGTTGAGTTATCAGGAAAGGCGATTGAGTCCAGCACGCAATGCTGGATGGGGCGATGAAGCGCGGACATTCTAGAACGTGCTGCGATAAGCCGCCGAGAGACCAGTCGCCTTCCTTGATAGCGCGTTATGAAGAATTGGCTGTTGGCGACGCGAACCTAGGCGCGGCCCAAAAAGAGAACCGACAGCCAATCCTTGATAGCGAAAGCCAGACCGCCCCAAGCCTCTGAATATGCTCAAACTGGGGCGGCTGCACCGATCACGCAGTTCGATTCTGCTCGCTGACCGAGATTTGGTAAAGGATCGGGTTCGATCCCCGGACGGCCAGAAATGGCTAAGGCAGTGCTGCCGCACGGAAGGCAGCGGTCCGACAAGTCGGGAAAGACCGACGTTATTGTGATTCGCCATTCCCAAGGTTGGGCGCTGAGACTGTGGGTTCTCGCCGCACATGGTTCGAGTCCGTGTAATGGCACCAAAGTACACCGAGAAAGGCACGTCGAGCATCAAGCCAGAGACCAGCACCGGCCGCTATCACCTCATTAACCGCGCATTACACCGTTTAACGCAGCATCTATAACCGAATCTCCTCCCTCCCCTGGGATTGCCGCCTAGCGCGGCTTTTTTACATCTGACGCCACCCTAATCCGGTGGCGTTTTTCATTTGAGGCGCATATGGCATTCACCCAAACAGAACTGCAAACCGAGTTCGTGGCTGATGGCCCGAACTGCGTCATCACCCGCTTCGATGCGGCTGGCGCGCTCGCAACGGATGTATTCATCCAGAACCTCAACATCAATTCAGCCCACAAATCCGGCTGGACACAAGTAGCGCAGACCAACACCGCAGCACAAGCGGCAACAGCAATACGCGCCAATCTAACTTAGCAGCTTCGCGCTGCGCCAACTGAGGCAACGCTCTACAGCGTTGGAAGGTAATGGCAGCAGAAAAGCCTGCGAACAGGCAAAAAACAGGCACATCGTTCAAAGCCGGTCAATCGGGAAACCCAAGCGGTCGGCCAAAGAAAACGGCAGAGGAACTAGACCTCATTGCAGCGTGCAAGGCTAAAACGCCTGACGCGCTGAATGTCATGGTCAAGATGATGACGGAAGGTGAGCAGGAGAAGAACCGGCTCACAGCGGCAATGGCGATCATCGAGCGAGCCTACGGCAAGCCAGTCCAGCCAACAGACACAAACATAAGCGGCGGGATTGCATTCCGTTGGGCTGAGTGACGGTAATCACCATACCGTACCGCCCAAGGGCAGCATTCGTACCGCTGCACAAGCGCAAAGAGCGATGGGCGGTAGTTGTTGCGCATAGGCGGGCGGGAAAGACGGTCGCGTGCGTCAACGAGCTAATCAAGGCTGCGCTAACGTTCAACGGCTTCAATGGGCGCTTCGCCTACGTTGCGCCGTTCTACTCGCAGGCCAAGTCTGCCGCATGGGATTACGTCAAACAATTCAGCGCGGTCATTCCGGGCATCGCTGTCAACGAGTCTGAACTGAGGATTGATTACCCGAACGGGTCGCGGATCAGGCTGTTCGGCGCTGATAACGCTGATTCATTGCGCGGCCAATTCTTTGATGGCTTGGTGGCCGACGAATATGGCGACTGGAAGCCGTCTGTATGGGGCTATGTCATTCGCCCGGCTCTCGCTGATAGGCAGGGGTGGGCAATCATCATTGGCACGCCAAAAGGCCGGAATCAGTTTTGGGAGACAGTGCAACGGGCAAACGTAAATCCCGATTGGCTCAGTCTCACGATCAAGGCCAGCGATTCGGGGTTATTGCCTGAATCCGAGTTGGAGGCGCTGAAGGACGAATTGACCGAGGACGCATGGCGGCAGGAAATGGAGTGCGACTTCGATGCCGCGCTACCAGGCGCAATCTTCGGCAAAGAGATATGGCAAGCCGATCAGGATGGCCGCATACGGTCAGATTTGTACGATCCGGCGCTGAAAACCCATGCGGTGCTTGACCTTGGCTTTACGGATGACACGGCGATCTGGTGGTTTCAGGTGGGCAAAGAGCTACGGCTTATTGACTGCTATTCCACGCACGGACAGCCGATTTCCCACTATCACGAGGTTCTGAAGGCCAAACCTTACAGCTACGGCGAATGGCTATGGCTCCCGCACGATGCCCGCGCCAAGTCATTGCAGACGGGTCGCAGCATCGAGGAACAGTTTCGCAGCCTGAATTGGAAGCCGCGCATCGTCCCTGAATTGGGACTGATTGACGGCATACAGGCCGCACGTTTGAGCTTGTCGGACGCTTGCTTCGATGTGAAGTGCGCCGATGGACTGGACGCGCTGAAACAGTACCAACGCGAGTACGACGAGGACAAGCGGTCATTTCGGGATAAGCCACGACACGATTGGACGAGCCACTACGCCGACGCATTCCGCTATGCGTGCTTGGTATGGCGCGAGGAAATGAAGCCGAAAGAGCCGCCGCCGAGCAAATGGCCGCAGCAGCAGACCTTCAACGAAATCATCAAAGCCAACGCAAAACGTAACCGAGACTATGACTGATAACTCCCTTCAAGGCGATCTGCAAGAGGCGATCCGTAATGCCTTGGGCTGCGCGAATAGCTTTGAGGGGGATTTGCACGCGCTCGCCGACCTCCACAATGTTGCGAGTGGCGCTGTTAGTGGCCGGTCGATAACGGTTGCGCAGAACTATGACAGCACGATTAGCACGGCTTCCGGCGCTCTCAATTACATGCTGCAAAACCCGTCGATTGTCACCGCGCCATACATTTTAAATAAGTGGACGGGCGCTACCGCTGCATATAGCACGCGCAAGCTGCGCTATCTCTATTCGGGATCGGCCATTAAGGTTCGTCGCAGCTCAGACAATGCCGAGTCTGATATTGGCTTCGTTGACGGGTTGCTAGACGAAGACACGTTGACCACGTTTGCGGGCGCAGGCGATGCGTTTGTCACGACTTGGTATGACCAATCCGGCAATGGCCGCAACGCGGTACAGGCCACGGCATCAAGCCAGCCGCCCATCGTTGCATTGGGCGTTGTGGTCAAGGAAGGATCAATCCCTGCGCTCAATTTCGACGGATCGAATCATCGACTTGCGCTGTCATCCGGCATGGGTGCGCTGAACAGTGTTGGCTACGCCGCTTTGTTCACCGTTTGCCGCGCTAGTGCGATTGATGCGGTATCGAGGACAGCGTTTTGGGTATCGACGGCAGCAGCAGCCAATCCACGCTTTGCTATGGGGCAGGGTGTGGTTGCAAACAGGTTCCGCTTCAGCGGTCGCCGCTTGGACGCAACCAGTACACAGGCAATCAACTCCAATACGAACCACGATGCCGCCCTGCGCCAAGTCACCGCGATGGCGCAATACACCGATGCTGCCGCTTATCTGTACGGCAACGGCACGTTAACGGCATCGTCTGTTTCGTTTCAGACCGCAGGCAGCACAGAGGCCACTGACAGCGTATTGATTGGCATCGGTGGATCATCCGTCGCCACATGGATCGGCACCGTCTCCGAGTTGATTCTGTATGCCGATGACCGTACATCAACGCGGGCAGTCATCGAGGCCAATCAAATCGCATATTTCGGAGTTGTGTAATGGCCGTCTACAAGACATTTCCGACTGAGGACGCAGCCAAAGCCGCAAGCCAGTCCGAAGCCGCATCACGGGGCTGCAATGGCGTGACTGCCTATTGGTGGGCGTGGCGCGAGTGCGCAGCAGGATGGGCGCTGATTAGCGATGGCGTGGCCGGTAATGGCTGGACTGCCACTGTGCCGCAATGGACTGAAAGCGAATAATGGAATCCTACGACGGCGCAACCGCCACACTCGAAACTCCCGGCGATCTTGAGAAAGACCCGCGTGGAGTCGTGCGCCGCTGGTTGCTGGAACTGAAGCTGTCCCACAAGCGCGAGGACGGTTGGCGCAAGAAGTC